CCCTAACAATCCCATTCAGCACAGCTACACCGATGACGACAGAAATGCCGCCTTGCATCGTCACGGGTTCTTGCTGCTGGTAAGTCTTGCCTGACGGAACTAGAGACGGAAAACTCAGTTCCTCGGCTTTTTTGTTGATTTGGTCGCTATAACCAGCCATTAGTTCACTTCCTCAACAAAGTAAGCCGTTGTGCCGGTGAATACGATAGTCGGCGCAGTCAAGTTGCCCTTCGGCTCAATAGTGAGAGAACGGCCCGCTGGGATGCTAATCGTTGAGCCGCCATTGATCGTCATAGTAGCTGCGGTGTCGCCAGCGGTTGCGCTGATTTGCAGTATACGACGGCCAGCGGAAACAGTTAATGTGCCGCTAACACCCGCATCGTACGACCATGCACCAGAAATATCGGGCATCTTGCCGTCGATACTGATTAAGCTGGCATTGCCTGTCGTCTGATCTGCTGCCGTAGCCGCGCCCGATGGAAGCGGTAGTGATGCCGCACTGATAGCTTGAGTAGTGGGGAAGTTACTAACGGAAACCTGGTGGTTGTCAGGTAACTGCTTTGCCGCAGTAGCTGCGCCATTCAGTGTGCCAAGATTAGCTGTAACCGTGCCCGATACTGCCTGAGTCGCTGGAAAGTTGCTAACCGCTACCGTCCACGATCCTGACTGTGTAACGGCGTAAGGGCTCGCGCCTTGGTTAGCAGTTACTGGTCCCGCTACTCGAACTACCGCCCCGTAAGCATCTTCTGCTGGCGGCGCGTTCGTCACCTTGGCCAAGCCAGCGGGGTTTTCCGCATCGGCAAAAACAACGGTCTCGCGGTGTAGGTCAGCGCCCGCAGGTGTATCTACCTGCACGGAATCTAGGAACTCTCCGGTTTCGCCGATCGGAATAAAGCCCGGTCTAACGGCCATGGTCTACCTCACACCTGTGTAATAAGACCCGTTGCGGCCGTGGCGGGTGGGAACCTAACAGCGAAGGGGCCGTTACGGCTTTCGATCAATCCACCGAAGTCTAAAACGACGAGCGCCTTGTTGCCTTTTGAGGCATTGTAAATTAACGCCCCCGCCGCCTGAATCGAGCTGTTGGCCCATACAGGGTCGTCCCAATCGAGAACGCCGGTGCCTTGGTCCAATACCGCTGTCCGGCCTGTCATCGTAAGGCCACCCGTTGTGTACTTAGTCTGCGCGTTAGCGGCGACTTCGTTGGCCGTAGAGTAGATTGTCGTGCCTTCGCTCAGCCCAGTTGTACTGGTGTACAGCGCGATTTTGTAAACGTCGCCCGGCTGGTGCACGCCGTTAAGCGTGTCTAGCTTGAAGGAGTTGCATGTTGTGATAGAGCCTGCCATGAATTAACCCTGCCCCATCGGTTGGAAATTATTCGCGATCGGCGTGCCGTTCGGTAGGCTGCGCTGCGCTGGCATAACGTCTGCGCCGACAAACTGGCCATTGGCATCGTAGTTAGCCTTGATACTTTCTGTCGGCTGCCCGGCCTGCGCGGCTTCTGCCGCCATGGCCTGCTGCTGCATGAGCATCTGCTGCGCCTGCTTACGTGCAATGGCTGCTGCGGTCGGGATGATCTTGTCGATGTTCATGAAGTCCATCGTCTTGCCCGTCTGGCGAAGCATTTCTGCCACGCCCTGTTCGCCAATAACACCGGCGACGACCGGCGAGTTGAGCACCAGCTGCAAGAACTCGTTGCGACGTACCTGTGCAGCCTCTTTCTGGATCATCGATGTGGCACCGCGTGCCTTAATCTTCACGTCGCCCTTGAGGTCTGGGTCTTTCAGGTACTTCATGTTGTAGTAATACTGGTACTCAAGCGCCGGCTGAATCACGTTAATGTCGATGTTCAACACCACCTGCTTGATGAGCTTGCTCGATGCGCCCATGACGGCCGAGACGCCCGTAGCGGAACGCCCCACGGTGCCCATGTTAGTGTCACCCTGCATGTAACGCGGAACGCCTGAGTGCTCGTCAGCCAGCTGGGAGAACTTCTCATAAACCCCCATGAGCTCAGCGGCCATCGAGGGCGGCGCAAAGAACTTAATCGGCTCCGCCGTAGACCCCATCGGGTCGTTCGTAAACTGCCACACCTTCCATGGGTACGCCTGCGTAACGTCTTCGCCGTCAGGGAGTCGCTCAGTGTTCACCGCAACCTGTGGCCCCGAGGCCATGCCCATGTTATTGGCAATCGCGCGGGCAGCGCTGTTACACATGTCTTGGTCGTCGGCGATCAGGTCCGGCACGCTGTTACCACACCACTGGCCTGGAATACTCTCGTAGCAGGTCTTGTAGTAAGGTTTGCGACCCAGCGGGTCGTAGTTAAGCTGCGCCTTGATGACAAACTCGCCAATCTTAGTGGCGCATATCCGGTACTCGCGGTCGGGGTCAGCAATCTCCGCCGGGTCCATGCCCCAGTCGATGAGCATCTGCCCCATAATCGAGCCGTGAAACTCGATCGCGTCGATCAAGACCTCTGGGCCGCGATCCATATAAGACCGGCCTTTGCCCTCGTTGGTCTCGCGCTCGCTCTGGTTACTCAACCACTCACGCAAGCCACCTTCGCCATGTTGGCGCAACACGCCGCGAAGTGCGTCTTCATTATAGCCGCTTACGCCGATCAGGGCGTTCAGTTCTTCCCGCGTGTAGCGAATGCGCTCGATGCAGTACCCGTCATCAGGGTTTTCGGCGTGGGGCGCCCAGTAAAAATCAAATGGCGATACGCGAACCCACTCCAGTCTGAGCTCGGTGCTCGCCTCGGGTGTGTAGTCACCGTCCGGGCCTTGTACCCACTTCAGCGTGGGGCGGGAACGAACAATCGGGCCTTTGAAAATGGCGTAAGGAAATGTGCAGATGTCGTCAATCAGCTGGTTTAGCGCGTGTAGCCACTTACCCTCCACCTGCTGGTCTTCCATCTTGTGTTCCATACGCTCGGCACGCTCACGCGCCTCTTCCTGCGCCGCTGCCAGCGTCTGGTCGCGCATCTCCGTCAGGAGTTGACGAACTTCTTCGTCGGGTGGCATGACCCCGCCGTTGAGCTCTTGGAACTTTTGAATCTCTATGCTGGCGGCCTGAACCAGTGACTCCAATACATTGGGCGGCAGATCAGCTACGGGCGTCGGAGAAATGGTCCACGCTTTGTCACTGCCTGTACCTAATAGCGCATCGCGTAGCTGCGCAGCGGCCGCACGGCACTTGCCTGCGGTAATGTGCATCCAGATGGCTGCACCGCCTTGCTCGCTGATGTCCTGCAGTGCCTGCTGATCGTAAATGCCGTTACGTCTGCGCTGGGCGGACAATAGGCGCTGCTCTACGTTGTTTTCTTTGAAGTCTCGCGCCGTCTGCCATGCGCGATCGATGTATGCGCTTATGCCCCGAATCTCAGCCTTGTTCTGACTAGCGTCTAGCGCGGCGCGCTGCTTGCGGCGCATCTCATCGAGCTGATTGTTGCCCATGATCGGCATGATACCGCCGACCGACATGATCGGGGCGTCTTTGGCCTTGGGTGGCTGCTGTACGAGCGTTAGACCTTGACCGGCCATGGACAACCTCAAATGGGGATGTAGACTTATGCGCGATTACACCACGCTGGTGTCTTTAGGGCAAGTTCCTGTGTTTACAGGCTGCGCAAGCTGGATGCTGTGGGTACACGTCGTGGCAAGCGAACGGCCAGGTGTCGTTGGGTGTTAGGGGCCTTCCGGCGGGGCAAGTCTCACACCGAAGCTGCGCTGCGCGCTGAAGCAGAACGCGTTGGATAGAAATGCGAAGGGCGGCCGCCGTGATAGCGAGCAGCCCGACTAGTTTACGGGCGATTCTTTACGGTCTCGTAAAGGCCGATAGCACCGGCAACGCCAACACCAATTTGACCGGCAAGATCAGGATCAATAGCGATACCAAAGGCCGATAGGATTAGCGCAAGACCGCGCCATGTGCTGGGTTGTTTTGCGTAGGTTTTCAGGATATTCATTTATGCGCCTCTGCTTCGTTAACTTCGATTTGGTGGATTTTATCATCATGGCCATCAACGCGAGTAACCAGCCAACCGATAAACGAACTCATTATAACAAGGGCAAGAGGAAATAGATATTTTGCCGCCGCCATGTAAGCCTCGCCACGATGGGCGACATCCTCACGGGACTTCGACTCAACTTCCAAGATTTTCACGCGGTCTGTAAGTGCATCGTGTTTTTCAGTCAGGCGAATTAGGGATGTTAGGGCTTGGCCGACGCCGTCTAGTTTTTCAGACAGCTTATCAATACTGGATTCGATCCGGCTTTGCCCGTGCTGTAAGTGCTGAATCTCGACTGCCATTGATTCCACGTTGCGCTCCGGCGGCATTTGATACCTCTATCTTGCAGAATCTGTGCCGTTATTTTAAGTAAGCGGCGCGTGTTTAGTGTTGTATTAGTGTATCAGGAAACCTTTTCCCCAGCTTGCAACTGAGCAAGCGTCTTTCCGCCGGTGTATTGGAAGTGCGCCGTCTCTTTGAACCGTTTCCAATCTCCGGCCCACTCCAAGCCAGCAGCCTTACCAATAGCGCCAATGCGCACCCATAGTGCCGCGTCATTCCACACGGCCTTGCCGTTAACGACAGGCACAACATCAATCGCGCATCGGTGGTTATGCCACGACTGGCCTGCCTTCGCATTGGTAACGATCTTGCCGGGCAGCGTGCGCCCTTGAGCGTACAGCGCGTTTTGCGACTCGGCATCGCGGTAGGTGCTAGTAACCAGTAGATCAATGCCCTGCTTTTTGGCGGCGGCAATAAACGCGTCCACTTTGGTGCGTACAACCGGAAGAAGCTCTTTTAAGTCGCGTGAGTTAATCATCTGCAATCCACCGTCATGTTATAGGCTGCGGCGCCGCCGTGAAGCGAGCCAAGCAGCCAGAAAGCCCAGAGTGGCGACTCGTTTTTGTCCAGTGCGTAGACTGCGCCTAGTGAAATGAGCGCACCAATGGCGATCTTGGTATCGGTATTCATCAGCGGGTTTGTCTCTCGACAGCCGTCGTGCAGCTTGTAAGCGGTCGTGGCAAAGTCTGCCACCGTGCCGCCATAGGCATAAGCAACGGCCGCTTTGCGATCCTGGAGGACAGCGCAACCGGACATGAGCAGAGCAAGCACTAGGGCTAATAGTTTCATCCGAAGATTCTCATGGGCTGAGCAGGCGTCACCTCAAACTCGTTCCACTCCTCAATCGGTGCGGACGTGTTGACTAGGTAACCTACATAAACCGGCTCAAAGTCTTCTGGGCGAGGGTCTTCCTCCGTCCACTCGGGTTCTGGCTCGTAGTAGTCGCCGATAACGGATACGTTGACGCCCTCCCGCAGAGATTCTGCGGGAAAGCTCATGTTGGATGGGAAGCGGTAGAACGTGGTCATGTGGATAGCTCCTTCAATTCTGCGTCAGTCTTTTCAATCGGGAAGTAAGTCGCCTTTCTAATCCAACCGTTGAAGAACGATGTCCCCGTACCTGTTGCACCGATAGTAAAGCGATTAGGTGATGGGAGCGAGCCCGAAACATCGACTACTGCATCCGCACCGTTTACCGACACGCCGAAGTTATTAGGCTTCAATCGCATGGCCACTTTGTTAACCGCGCCGACGTTAAGGTCAGCAAGCGTTGGGTTTGACTGCACTACGCCGCTATTGATAACTGCGCCGATGGCGTCATTGGCAATGCTTGTCCAAGTGATTGCGTCAGCCGAGCGAAGAATCACGCCGCCATCGCCTGCTGCGTACCATTGCTGGTCGCGGGTGGAGTACATGACGGAATGGAGCGTAGAGGTAACGCCGCTGGTGCGGAGAGTCCATGTTGTGCCGTTCGGACTGGTATAGATCAATCCGCCGTTGCCGACTGCGACGAACAGGCCAAGTGCGTAGTCAATCCCGCGCAGTGGCCCTGCTGCTGTAAATACTGTCGCTGGTGCAGCGCCAAGGTTTTCGCCAATACGGATAGTACTGTTTAGTGTTGTGATGGCATACACAGAGCCAGACCAAGCCACATCTGAAGTCGCTTGGAAGCCAGTGTTAAAAGCATTTCCTTGGTTTGTCCAAGTAACGCCATCTGGTGAGGTCAGTATCGCAGGAGAGTTATTAGCGGAGCTTTCTCCAAGAGCGACAAATTGACCATTGGTGAACTTAACTGACAACATGTTCACAGTTGCGTTGCTAACCCGCCGCTGATATTCAAACGTCGTCGGATTCACCGTGGCGATTAAGCCTGAGCCGTTGGCGGCGTTGCCGACGATGACGTATGTGCCAGCCCCGAAAGCTGCGCCGTTGATCTGTGTGCCGTTGCCGGTGCGAGGGGCGAATGTAGTTCCGTCGTCAGAGCTTGCGATGAAACCATTGATTCCGCAGATTAACAAACGGCTGCCGTTTGTGGCAAGACCGTTGATGTTGGTATTAGTTGAGGACGAGTTTAAGGTTGTCCAAGTAACATTGGCGACTATATTTGATGCAGTATTTGAAGCCAGAACTGGAGAAACTGCACCGTAGTAGAACTTGCCGTTGAAGAAATTAACCTCTTGAATGGCTTGAGTAGTGCCACTGTTAGCTGTGCGATCAGTCCAAGTAATGCCGTCTGGTGAGGTAACAACAGTTCCGGTATTGCCCACAGCGACCCACAGGCCATCTGCGAAGTGGATGCCGTTTAGGTTCTGAGCAACGCCGCTGGTGCGGGCCGTCCAAGTGATGCCGTCGGAGGAAGTGTAGATGTTACCGGCTGAAGCTACAGTAACAAAAAGGTTAGTTCCGTTGAAGGCAACATCGTTAAACACTTGACCAACGTTAAGTCTGGTTGTCCAAGTAATACCGTCTGGAGATGTTCCAATAGAGCGGCCTCCGCCAGAAGAATGAGAGGCTACATATAAACCTAATCCAAAGGTAATCCCCAAACCTGCGGCAGTCGTCCCACTCGTCTGCGCCGTCCAAGTCTCAGCATCCGGCGAAGTGTAGATAACACCGCCAGCACCAACGGCAACATATTGGTTAGTGCCGTTGCTTGTGACTTCATTAAGCTGCTGCGCCAAGCCGGGAATGTTTACGCGCCGGAAAGCTAGGCCGTCTGTGGAGACGATGACGCTGCCAACAGTCGCACCATTGATAACTGAAGTGCTTCCAGCAATCACAAAGCGACCAAGGCCGAAATGAGCACCAGCAAAAGTGCCGCCAATAGTGCGAGCGTTATAAGTCAGGCCAGAGTCAGCAGAGCTACGGAAGTTTTCTGTACCGCCTACGGTTAGGAATTGACCTACACCAGACGATGCCGCGCCTAGCTTAACCACGCCAGACTGGTCAGGGGTTTCTGTGTAGTCCACACCATTAGAGCGCACAGTGTTGCCCGTAGCAGCATTAACCGCCATAACATCCGTCACACCATCCGTAGCCATCTTGCGGATAGACGACTGAGTGCCAGACTGTTTTTGCTGAATACGGATTGCGTTGTTCAGCGTCCCATCGTTTAGAGATGCAGCGACTGCGCCGACAGCCGAGGCGATAGGCGTTAGTTCCATCACAAGCGTGCCCTGAGCCGAGTTGTAGAACTGGCTAAAGTTAGTGCCACCGATAGAAAGTTGGTCGGCTGCGCGGGTTACTTGGGTTGTGGTGGTTGGGATGTCAGAAGTATCTACGCTCCCTGAGCGGATGTTGATTCCGTAGAAACGCATTCCAGACACACCGTCTCCAGTGTACGAGAACAAGCCCGCATCATTACCTAATATGAACAGATTTCCATTGGCACGGTCGCCTGAAACATCACAAACAGAAGAAACAAAAACCTTCTTGAACGCACCGAAAGACTCAATTCGGACAGTAAAGCGAGCATTTGCAGTGAACGTGTCATTGGTAAAGTTAAAGTCAATGTTTTCACTTGCAGCAGACCAAAAGTTGGTTTGCAATCTCAAGCGAGATCGACCTGCTGGTTGCACAAAGAACCGCAGTTGATGCACTTCACCAGCTACTGCGCCAAGACCAACTCGACGGAACTGGTGGCCGCCTGTGGTTATATCTTCAACCAAAGTAAAAGCGTTTGCCGAACCATCTGGCGAAACAACTGGATTTATTGCAGTCGCACCTTCTTTAGTCCAAGCCGCGTTAGAAATATCGTTTGAGAACGAATAACGGTTCGTCGCCCCACCCTCAACCAAGCCACCCCTCGGCGCAAGCGTTACGGGGTCGAAGTCGCGACGGAACTCTAAGCTGCCGAT